CCTGACAGAAGCAGAAGAGGAGCAGCTATATGCTTTGCCCTGCCTGCAATAACCGCACAATCGTGAAAGACAGCCGCCCTTATAAGAAGTCTATAAGGCGCAGGCGTTTTTGTGAACGCTGTGAATTATCATTCAGCACTGTAGAGCAATTAGCCCGGCTGTCCCGTGGCAAGACTATTAGCAAGAAAGCAGCGCCTGCTAAAGCGCCGAAGAAAACCCCGCCCAAGAAGTCAGACCAAGATTTAATCTGGGATGACCTAACTGATGACGAGCTAGAGATTGCGATATTCGAGGGCAGGGTGTCGCTCGATGACTGAGCTTATGCATCATATTGATCTCTGCTCTGGCATAGGCGGCTTCAGCCTTGGCTTTCAGCAAGCTGGCTTATCCAAGCCTGTGCTGTTCTGCGATACAGATGCGTGGTGCCGCAAGGTGCTGGCAAAGCACTGGCCTGATGTTCAGATAGCAGAAGATGTAAAGGAGCTTGCAAATGAACCAGATAGACTTATTCCAGCAACAAACCCCAGAAACACCATACTCACAGCCGGATATCCCTGCCAGCCCTTCAGTGTTGCCGGAAAGCAGAGAGGCACAGAGGATGACCGCCACATCTGGCCGTACATTAGCCAAATTATTTCACGCAAAAGACCCGCTTGGTGCGTTTTCGAGAATGTTTATGGTCACATCGCATTGGGCCTCGACCAAGTGCTTGCTGACTTGGAAGCCCAAGATTACGCCACAAGGACGTTTATTGTGCCAGCTTGCGGTGTCAACGCCCCGCACAGACGAGATAGGCTCTGGATTATTGCACACACCAACAGCCACGGCGAACCAGATGTCACCCGATTTGCTGAAGAAGGGCAGCGGCTGGTGGGCAACACCGCGCACAACGGACGGGACGGGTGGGCCGCGCAAGCTGGACGAGAGGGGCAGGCGCATCAGCCAGACCAACCCCGACCTAGTGTTTGGGGCGAACCTATCAGACCAAGTGAGGATGTGGCCGACACCGACAACGAGGGATCACAAGGGCGGTTACCAAGGGGGTCGGATACGGAACGGCAAGGTGTCGATGGATACGCTCGATGTAGCGGTACAGCACACAGACAACCAGCAAAAGACTGGTGGGCAACTGAACCCGCAGTGGGTCGAGTGGCTCATGGGATACCCAGAAGGGTGGACAGACTTAAAGGGCTAGGTAACGCCATTGTGCCGCAGATAGCCCAGCGCATAGGCGAGACAATCAAAAAGGCAGAGGGGCTATGACAGATAATCCCTACAAGTTGCCTGATGGCAATGTGCAAATCAGTTTTAGCGGTGGCAGAACAAGCGCGTTTATGTTGCATGAAATACTGCAAGCAAACGGCGATTTGCCAGAGCGATGTCAGGTAATGTTTGCCAACACAGGCAGGGAGATGCCTCAAACACTGGAGTTTGTAAACGAAATATCTGTGCGTTGGGGTGTGCCGATTGTTTGGCTTGAGTATGACCGATTTGACAATAAAGCTACATACCGCGTCGCAAGCTGGCATGACCATGCAATGTCCGGCGAGCCTTTTGAGCTTTTGATAAGGCGTAAAAAATATTTGCCAAACACAGTAATGCGTTTTTGCACCACCGAATTAAAAATTCTAACGATGAAGCGATACCTCACAAAGCAATTAGATTGGAAGCAATGGTCGGCTGCGGTTGGCATTAGAGCAGATGAAGCACACCGGGCAAAGACCGACAGCAAAGACCGATGGCTTTATTGGTATCCGTTGCGTGAGGCTGGTGTAGCAAAGCGAGACATCTTTGATTTTTGGCAACGCCAGCCATTTGATTTGCAGCTGGAAAGCGTCAACGGCACAACACCGCTTGGCAACTGCGATATGTGTTTTCTCAAAAGCGAAAAGATATTGGCAAACATAGCCAAAACCATGCCCAGCAAAGCCGATTGGTGGATCAGGATGGAGCAGGAAACAGGCTCAACATTTAGAAAAGGCCGTGATTTGGCAGAGTTTACAGACTTTGTAGGCCGTCAGAGTGACTGGGTTTTTGATGATGAAAGCTTCTTTTGTCAGGCCGATGGCGGGGAATGTACAGGATGACAGAGCAGCAAGCCATGCAGATAGCTCGTGATGAGTATGCCCGGCTAATAGCTGATGGCATGGGTATCTTTCGCATTGCTGATGCCTGGGACATCGAGCGTCAATATACAGGCTCTGTGAGGGCTCTCAGCCTCGATATCGTCTGGATAGACACGCCAGAGCCACTAAAGCAGAGGGGCTATTTGAGCGAGCCTTATTTGCTGGCGGAGATGGCAAAGCAAGTGAGGGCCATAAGCAGTGAAGAAGAAGAAGGCAGTAAGCAGAAAGCCACTGATGATGTCTGGCGTGAGCCAAGGCGAAGACAACTGCGCGTTGTGCGGAAAGCTACATAAACATGCAGATGGAACGTGGATTATCACAGGTGCAGGGACGTTTTTGTGCTGCAATGATGTGTGCTGGCGTGAGTTTGCGGCGCGAAATGCAACACGATCTATATAGAGTTATCTTAACACAGATATCTTTACACAGACGAAGCGAGCGAATGATTATTTATCTATATAAAAGATTCAAAATCTTAGCTTTCAATCTTTGTTAAGATAGACAACGGAGTTGATTTTAATGATGCCTGAAAATCCGTCAAGCCCTAAAATTGAAAATTATATGGTTCAGCAACTTATTAGCAAAACAGCTAAGAGCATGAACTTTAATTATCGCTCTAAAGTTGCAAAAAGAAAGGTCAATAATTGGGCCATCAGACAGGATAAAGTCTGGGCGCGATTGCGTAAGGAATACTCTGTAGACCGTTTCAAGCAGGCCAGACGAGCTTATTGGCAGGGCAACCAGTTTCAACAGCGTTATTTTATAGAACAAATGGAAAAGGTGTATGATGGACGTTAATCAGATTCATAGCTTATTTTTAGAAGCCGCTGAGACAGACAGGCGTTTGCCGCCAGCCACGCGCAAGGCAAAGCTAGCCTCATGGCCTGATTATCCGCTTGATTGGCATGGCTATGGCTGGACACAGCAGGGTGAGACAATCATCAAGCCTGATGCAAAGCAGATAAGCGATTATGATGAGGCGTTGCGGCTTACAGTTATTATGCCAGAAGAAGACAGAAAGCTGGTCTGGGCTGTAGCTCATGGGGCGGCGTTTAAGGCCAGAGGAGCGCCCTGGACGCGCCTTGCACGGATGTTAGGGCTAGGAAGTGATGGAAAGGCCGTAAAGCGCAGATATAGAGATGCGCTGATACGGTTGCATTACAGGCTTTGATTGCATTGCTGCAACAGTTATTGATTTTTTATATCAAGGGGGTTGCGAAGTGCGCGAAATCGGTTATCATTTTCTTACAATAACACAAGATGTGGTTGCGCTACAGTAACAGGCCGCAACCAAAAGCAACCACCGGGAAATCCATGAGAAAGTTTCAGCCAGCCCAAGTCGATTGGGATGAGATAAGATTGCGTGTGCAAGAAGGCGAGGGCTTTTCTAGCGTAGCCAAGGACTATGAGGTTAGCAGGCAAGCGATACAGAAGCGCTGCAAGAAAGAAGAGTGGGTATCAGATAAGCCTCTCACGCTTGCAGTAAAGAAGGCTCTGCGTAAGCGCAACCAAGTATCGCAACCAGATGCAACCGTGCAACCAACGCAACCAGTTGCAGTGGTGCAACCGCAACCAAGAAGAGATCACAGTGATTTAGCCGCAGCAAAGTCTAGCAGCTCGGTGCTTGTCAGAGATGACAAGAAGGACGCAGTGCTTGCTCTGCTTAAAGATGGCGTGCCGAAGATACATGCAGCGCAGGCCGTTGGAGTGCATGAGAACACTCTAGCGCGATGGCTACAGGAAGACAGTGAGTTCGGTGTCGAGGTACGCTCAGCAGAGAGCGAGGCTGTGGCTCTCAGGGTGCAGCGCATTGGAAAAGCTGGAGAAAAGGACTGGCGAGCCGATAGCTGGTACCTAGAGCGCACTCAGAAAGCCACGTTTGGCGCAGAGGCTGGCAAAGGTAGTGGTGTAGCAGTGCAGATAAACATAATGCGCGGTGACGATGCAGAGGTCATAGACGTAACGCCAGCAGGATAAGTTGTAGTGATTTTGTAGTGATTACGTAATTCTCTACGCACTATTCTATATGTATCAATGAGTTACGGGCCTTGAGTTACCGCCCTCGAAAGGCGGTACAGGATTTTGACCCGCCCCCGGTCATGCCCCCACGCCCGGCTGTCGGCGGCGACGAAGGCGATATACAAACACGCCCGTCTCTGCAAAATATCGGAGTTTCAGGTTGCACGCAGGACCGCGTATTATTGACCTTGCGCCTTTTGATGGCAGCAACAGGCGTGAGTTCTTGGATGGTATTGGCGCGTCTATGCTGTCCAGAGACAAGCGTTTCTGCACGCAACAGAACATTGATGAGATAGTTTCGATGTGCGGTGAGATGCGCTTGCAGAGCGTCTGGGTTAACCATTCGAGCCGTTTTGAGCATCTTGGCTTTACTTATGAGCATTATTGCTTGATGCGTGCTGTTGGCTGGGTCTGGCGTGCGAGCAACATAGCTGAGTATAGGAAGATGCAGAAATACCGTCCTTCTTGGGATGATTGGTCGCCGCCACTGGTTGTTCCTGAACCATCTTTTAAGAATAGCGATACTGCTTTGCGTTTTATGGAGCAGCATTTCGGCAAAGCTGTTTGGCAGCGCCTTTAATTACAATATCGGAGTTTCAGGTTGCAGGTACGCTATGCCCTCGCTGAAGACCCTGTGCCTGATGGCTGGGCTTGTGTGCCGCTTACTGGCTGGCAAGGCTCGCAGGGGCGCGTGTTGCATGTCAGGCGTGCGCTAGAGGATTATTTAGATGGCAGAACGTCCACAGGGATTTGCACGGCGCATGATGGCGCAGCAGCTAGCGAGTGATGCTAGGGCTGATCCGTTTAGTGATAGCCGTTTTTTTAGCAATAAGCCAAAGCGCATATCGGATTTTTCTAAGTTTGGTGAGCCTGCTTTAGGCGACATTACGCCTTATCAGGCTGGTGCGACTGGCTCGTTATTTCTGCCCGGCGCTGGCATAGCTGATTATTTCGGCAAGGCACCTGACCCAGCTAATCCGGGGCAGTTATTGCCCGGCTTTAGCGATAATGTGCAGCAGGGTAAGTATATTGATGCTGTTATGCAGACTGGCGGCGCTGCTGGTGATGTAGCTATGGCGGCTGGGGCGTTGTTCCCGCCTGCATTTCCTGCGGCTGCTGCGCTTAGTACGGCGTTAAAAGCGCCACGGGCTGGCAGGCTTGCTAGCGGTATTGATAATGCTGTTGATGCGACAAGGGGCGACCCTAATCAGGTTGCAGGCTCTGCAATGGATTTGGCACAGGCGCGTTATTTTGAGACAGGCAAGTTTGAGCCACCAACGGCTGACAACCCTGTTTCTATTATGCCGCCAACAGAAACTGAACCCGGCATTATAGCCTTTCATGGCTCTGGCGCAGATTTTGATGAGTTCAGGCTTGAGATGATCGGCACTGGTGAGGGCGCACAGGCTTATGGCTATGGACTGTACTTTACTGATAGCGAGGACATAGCGAAGTTTTACAAACAAGAAGTCTCAGGCGATAATCGTCCATTAGTCAAACTTGATTACGACGGCGATAGCCAAGCAGCGCGAGTTCTTCCTCAAGAACTCGGCTCTGATGATGTTGACGGCTACAGATCTTATGACATTAAAGATGCAAAGACTGTTATGGAAGCAGCTCTGTACAACGAAAACTCGCCGTATAACTCGCCTATGAAAGGATCATTCTTGCCAAACTTTTCGAAGACTGGCGCTTCAGTAATTGCAATGAAAGACGGTACACAGCTTACTTTTCTCAAGAACCAAGATGGTACGCGCTTTACGGTTACACCTTACAAAGAGGGTGAAGGCGGCAAAATGTACAAAGTCGGCCTAACTCCCAAGCCTGACGAATTGCTGGATTATGACTTGCCGTTAAGCCAGCAGCCTAAAGCTGTGCAAAAACAAATAGAAAATCTTGTTGATGATTTATTAGCTGGTGAGCCTGAAGCGTATAGCAATTTTGACTTTCAGGCTTTGGCAGCAATTAAAGGAGACACTAAAAGTAATTGGATGGGGCAAAAAATCCCCCCAGAAGGTTACTCACCAACTGGTGATGACATACTAAGAGACTTAAAAAAATTCTTTGAAAGTCAAAATCGGCAAAACGAACTTTATGGACGCGGTGATAGGCTTGCTAGTGAATTGATGACTCAGTTTGGCATACCCGGCATCAAATACCGTGCCGCTGGTTCAAGAGCAACAACCACGGCTGATGAGGCGGCAGAACGCAACTATGTCATCTTTGACGATAAAGCGGTCAAGATACTAGAGAAATACGGCATTGTCGGGCCTGTGGCAATCACCGCTGGCGTAGCTGGCGCGGCACGTTCTGGCAACGATAATGAGGATGGCGGCTCTATCTTACCAGATGCAGAGATGATGTAATGGCCCAGAAAACCATAAAGCTGGATTACCAGCCACAGCCCAAGCAGGCGCTCTTGCACAAATGCAAGGCCAAGCAGATACTGTTTGGAGGCGCCGCAGGGGCTTGCCCCGCCTTAGTTCGCTAGGGCGGGGCAAGCCTCTAATACTTGGCGGTGGCAAGTCTCACTCTGGTAGATGGGACGTTATTGGCTTTTGTTTGGAAAATCCGGGCTTGCAGGCGTTTATCTTTCGCCGTTCATTGCCAGAGCTTGATAGCAACCACATTCAGCCCCTGAAGAAAGAAATGCCTTCAGAGCTTGGCAACTTTAATGAGACGCGCAAACGCTATGAATTTTTCAATGGCAGTTCTATTCAGTTTCAGTATCTGGAGAGGGACAGCGACTGCGACCGTATTCAAGGAACGGAAATACACATAGCGCTGGTAGATGAGGCCGGTCAGATGACCCCTTATCAGCTTGGCTATATTAAATCTCGTATGAGGCTTGGTAATTTCCAGCCAAAACAAGAGGGATTTTTGCCACGGCTGGTTATGACAGCTAACCCCGGCGGTCAGAGCCATAACTTCTTAAAGGCGCTTTATATCGACCCGGCCCCGGCTGAGAGCTATTTTTACGATCATACAATGCGCGACCCGAACAATGCCGCTGATAAGGGCTGGCTGAGTATGTATATCCCAGCCAAGATGGCTGATAACAAATATATCGACCCATCATATGCCTCTAGCTTTAGTGCATTGCCTGAAGAACTGGGCCGTGCATTGCGTGAAGGCGATTGGGATTTAGTTGTTGGCAGCTTCTTTGGCGATGTCTGGAAGCGTGATTTGCACGTTATCAGGCCGTTTGAGATACCGCGCAACTGGACTAAATTCAGGTCTTTTGATTGGGGCAGCGCATCGCCTTTCTCCGTTGGCTGGTGGGCTGTTTCCCAAGACCATGACGAATACCCGGATGGCGCGTTAATACGCTACCGAGAGTGGTATGGCTCGTCAGGCAGGCCAAATGTGGGCTTGCGGATGACAGCAGAAGAAGTTGGCGCAGGCATTAGGGCTAGAGAGCGCAACGAGCGCATAGATTTTAGCGTAGGCGACCCAAGTATTTGGAAGTTTGATGGCGGCCCGTCTATTGGTGAGCGCCTTGCTAAGATGGGCGTGAAGTTTCGCCGTGCGGATAATAGCCGTGTGGCAGGTTGGGATCAGGTGCGTCAGCGCTTGATAGGTGATGATGGAATACCGATGATGTATTTTTTCAAAACCTGTGTTGATACAATCAGAACATTGCCAGTTTTAACCCATGACAAACATCGAGTTGAAGATATTGACACTACGCAAGAGGATCACGCGGCCGACGAGATTCGCTATTCCGCGCAGTGTAGACCATATCAGCGCCGCGCTCCTGAGATTGAGGAAGACCCTTGGCGGCCTCCTACGATTGACGAAATGATGTCCGGCCTAGATAACGCAACCAAGCCTTCGGGCTGGAGACTTTAAATGGTAGATTCCTACACATTTGACCGCGAGCCTTCTAAGAAGGGCGACCGTGCGGCTTATTGGAATTATGAAGTTACAAAAGCGCGTAAATTCGAAGAAAGCTGGCGCAATCGCTGCCATGACATCGTTGCAAGATATAGAGATGACAGCCCTGACCGGGTAATGCGTGAAACGCGCATGAACATCTTTTACAGCAATGTTGACACGCTAAAAGCCTCTTTATACTTCAAAACGCCTAAACCTCGCGTATCCAGACGTTTCAAAGACAGTGACCCGGTCGGAAGACAACTTGCAACCGTCATAGAGCGCGGATTGCAGTATCAGCTAGACGTATATAACTTTGATGCCGCTGTGAGGCGCGTTATTGAAGACCAGCTTATTGTTGGGCGCGGTGTCATGCGGATGGTCTATGAGCCTTTGCTTGTTGAGGGCGACCCAGAGCAAATCCCGTTGCAGGTTAATAATGTAATGGGCATTGGCGAGGTTGCGCCGGGCCAAATGGGCGAAGTGCCTGTTGGTCAGTCATTTCTTGACCCTGATGGCAACCCGGTTGATGAGGCGGCAGTAAAGATGGGGCCACAAGGCCCGTTTATGGAAGGCGACCCGGTTGAGTATATCGGTGAGCAGTCTATTCGCTGTGAATATGTCCATTGGGGCGATTTTGTAATGTCACCGGCAAGAAGCTGGGAAGATGTTACTTGGATTGGCTTCAGGCACCTAATGACCCGCCAAGAGCTTGTGGATTATTACGGCGCAAAAGGTGAGGCGATACCCCTGACCTATAAGCGTGATGATGCGCTCTATGATGACAGCGAAATGCCTGATATGGGCGAAATCTATGAAATATGGGATAAGCGCAGCGGCAAGCAGATATTTATCGCATCTGACTATAATGAATTGTTAGAAGAGTTTGACGACCCTTATAATTTAGATGGTTTCTGGCCTATTCCAGAGCCATTATATGCGGTCAGCACCACAGACACGACTTTGCCCGTGCCAGAGCTATTCACATATGAAGACCAGATATTTGAGCTAGACCTTATCACACAACGCATTGGCAACCTTACAGAAGCGCTAAAACGGCGCGGTGTTTATGATGCGTCATTCCAAGAGTTGCAGCGCCTTGCAACCGCAGAAGATAACGAGTTTGTGCCTGTAGATAATATGGCTATGTTGCAGGCAGGCGGCGGGTTAGCCAATGTCATGCAAGAAGCGCCACTTGATAATATCATCAAGGCGTTAGCCCAGCTTTATCAGTCCCGGCAAATTGTTGTGCAAACGATTTATGAGATTACGGGCATTTCAGATATTATGCGCGGTCAGTCAGCAAGCCGTGAGACAGCTACAGCGCAACGCATAAAAGGCCAGTTTGGCGCTATGCGGCTGGTAAACCGCCAGCGGCGCATTGAGCAGTTTCTTGATAGCATTATGGAAATGAAAGCCGAAATGCTGGTTGAAAACCTAGAGCCGTCCTTGCTTTCACGCATTACTGGCATCCAAATCACGCCAGAGATGGTTGCTGTGATGCAAGATGAGCGTTTGCGTCAATACAGGGTTTCTATTGATACAGAAGAAAGCGCGGCAGTTGATAGCGCTACAGAGCAGAAAAGCCGGACAGACTTCTTAATTGCTATGACGCAATTTATGCAAGCCATTGGCCCAATGGTGTCATCTGGCACTGTCGGATTTGACCAAGCAAAGCAAATGCTTCTGTTTGCGGCAAAAGCCTTCCCCGGCGCACGCGATTTAGAAGAAACGCTAGAAAGCATCGAAGCGCCGCAACCAGCAGGGCCAACACCGCAAGATAAATTGATTGAGGTTGAGGCGGCAAAGGTCAAAGCGCAGACAGACCAAGCATCAGCAGATGCACAAGTTAAGGTTGCCCGGCTAGAGCTAGACCAGCAAAAAGCAGCGGCTGACGCTCAGTTTAAGCAACAAAAGCTAGAAATTGATGCAGCCAAGATTGTCACAACCGGATGAAGAATATTGAGGCTATTGGCAAAATTGTCTGGCTGATGGGTCAAAGCAAAGCGCATCAGGCCCATGACGTTGCAGATTTGCATAGGGTGGTTTTGCCGCCAGTTGCTTTTCAGCAATACCGCATATGGGAAACTGAAGACTATCCAGTTGGTTATATGTCCTATGCCTTATTCAATGAAGAGGCAGAGGCTGCTTTCATCAGCAATTCACGCTTTATGGAACCAGAGGATTGGAAATCTGGTGACAGGCTGTGGCTTGTTGATTTCATTGCGCCGTTTGGCGGCGTTAGAGAAATAGTGCGTGAAGGGCGCTCGCATTTACGCGAGATTTTCGGCACGGGTGTTGTTGGAAACGCACGCAGATTACATAAGGGGAAGACATGGTTTGCCGTTACCTAGAAAACCGTATTTGTTACGATAGTCAAAGTGGCTCCGGCGGCGGTGGCACCTCTGATGAGGATTTTGACCAAGGGCTACAGCAAGACATAGCAGCAGCCGCTGCTGGCAGAACACGCGATAATTTCGGCTTTTCTGAGGATTTTGATCCTGAAAATGAGGACACAAGCGCTCTTATAAGTGCAACCCGCGATGTTCTGGACTCAGACAATGCAGCGCGTGCTTTGGGTGTAAACAGAAATAGCTCAATAAGAGAAGCAGAACGGGTTGCCGCATCAAGGCCAAATGTGCAAACAGCCGTTAGCAACCTTATGAACCCTAATATAACTCAGCCTGATTTGAGTGATTACGGCAGGCAGGATTTCTTCAACAACCCCATGAACCAAACCATGCAGGGTTATATCTTGCCGGACTATATGGGCGAAGAAAACTATGATGCAACAGAAACTTCTCTAATGGGCTTGTTTGGCGAAAACCCAGCAACAAGAACTATTTATGATAACTTGATGAGCAGAACCAATAGGACAGCGCCAACAATAAACGCTTTTGGCATTGATTTTCCCACAAACCCATCTGCTGCCGTAGGAACAGCAATCGGCAATGCAAATATGCAAAATGTGGTCAATAAAATCGACCAAGGCGGTGTGCCTGTTATGGGTAATGGCTTTGTGCAGGGCGTTAATTTAAATGGCAGATATTCTGGAAGGCCCGATTTTGACCCTAACAGGCAAGAACCGCAGGGCGATTCAGAACAAGCCTTTCCATTTGCTAATCAGCAAGGCCAACAAGTAGCCCAGATGGCCCCCGGCGAAGTAGCGCCAGAGGCGATTGACGATTTGGCAATCAATTATCTGCAAAACCCTTATTACGCATATTCAGGGTTTGGCAACCAGTTCAGCCCCTATGGTTACGCACCCGGCACCCTCGTTGACCTGTTGCAGACCAGAGGCATGACGCAACCAGAACAAGCCGATAATCTTGGCCTGTTCGGAACCCCAACGGATTTTAGCTAATGCAAATAGATATGGAACAAGCACAGGCGGCTTATCAAAGCCTGTCTGAGCAAGAGCGTGAGCTTATCAGAGAAGCAATGGACAGCCCGTTAGCAGCGGTTCTGTCAAAAGTGTTTCCTGACTTGATGGGCGCACTAGGCGGCTTTAACAGGCCAAGGCGAAAAATGGACGCGCAAATGCAGCAGATCGCAGCGCAGATGTTACAGCGATGACAATTTATATTTATGACGCCGATAGCGGCGAACTTATCGAAAAGCCCAAGGCCAGCCGCGAAGCTGGCCTTTCTGTTATGCGGGACATCGAGCCGTATCAGAACATGAAGGATCGCGGTTGGATTACCAGCCGTTCACAGCACCGCGAGTTCTTGCGGCGCAATAACTTTGTTGAGGTCGGAAACGAATACAACAAACAATTCAGTTAAAGGAAAAACCAAATGCAGCTTGATAGCACTCCTGAAGCCCCGGCAGAAGCCCCGGCAGCGGAATCAGCAAGGCCCGAAACAGTATCTGAAACACTAGCCCGCACATTACAGTCATTTGATGGCGAGGCAGAAGCAGAAGCGCCGGAAGCAGAAGAAACTGCCGAACCGCTACCAGATGCGCCAGAATATCAGCCAGAGACAGACGATAATGCTGATGATGACGCTGATGATGAGCCTGATACTGAAGAAGACGAGCCAGCCGAAGCGGCAGAGCTTGAAGCATTACCAGCGCCAAATCATTGGCCTAAAGATTTTGCCTCTAAATTTGAAGCATTAGACGCACCTGCACAGCATATGTTTATGGAGCGCTATAAGGATTTAGAAGGCGATTACACTAAAAAAACGCAGGCTATCGCTCAATATAAGAAGCGGCAAGAAGCGTTTGACGAAATTATGCAACCCCACAAGGCTGACTTTGAGCGTGCGGGGATGGATGATGTTGGTGCTGTAAGGCAACTGCTTGCAGCCCATGACTATCTGCGAAAAGACCCTCAAAGCGCTATTAACTGGCTTGCAAACCAGTATGGCGTGGATATTGGCGCAATCGGTAACGATTCAGCGCAAGAGGACGATTTTGCAGACCCCCAAATTAAAGCCCTACAGCAGCAAGTTGCCCAGCTAACAGGCTTTATACAAAATCAACAGACGCAAGCGCAGAGCCAGTCGCAGGCTAGCACACAGTCTTTCATTGACCAATTCGCAGCAGAAACTGATGCAAATGGCAACCCGGCGCATCCTCACTTTGAAAAAGTGCGGAATGTCATGGGGTCTTTAATCAGTTCTAACAATGCAACCGACCTTGCATCAGCTTACGAAATGGCGGTCTACGCCGACCCTGAGTTGAGACAAGCAGAGGTTAAACGGTTAGCAGCACAGCAATCACAGGAAACTGTGAAAACTGATGCTGTCAAAAAAGCTAAGAAAGCTCAACGGTCAAAGGTCAGAGGCAGTGCTACACCAGCCGCACAAGCGCTCCCGGCTAATGCGTCTATTCGTGATGCTATCACTGCATCTATTAGACAACTTGAAAATGGAAGGAATTAGCGATGGCTAGTCCAAATCTTTCCGAAATCGTCACAACCACCTCAATCGGGGTCATTGTTTAGTAATAAGCAACAGCAAACCGTGTGAATTGCTGGAACACGCTAACGTAAAGTCGAGCGCAATCAGCAGCCAAGCTGTGAAAGCAGAAGGTTCAGAGACTATCCGAAAGGAGTAGGCTGGAAGCCCAGCCGAAGCGCATGGCCCCTGTTATGCAGGGTGAAGATATAGTCCAAGCTGGCATGAGAATGTCAGAAGTTCATAAAAGAACTGGTTGGCAGTAGCGTTGCCAATTGAATGAAATGTGAGAAATAGGTCTAAGACACTTTCGGACAACGTAAGCAACCATAATGCGTTGCTTAAAAAACTACGCGAAAATGGCAATCAAACGTCTGTAACAGGCCGTGATATTGTCCGTGAACTTGAGTATGCCGATAACGGAACTGTGCAGTTCTACAGCGGGTATGAAACACTTGATGTTTCACCCTCAGACGTACTCAGTGCAGCCGTTTTTGAATATCGTCAGCTTGCTGGTAACGTCACAATCTCTGGTCTTGAGCAAGTCAAAAACTCAGGCACAGAGGCAATCATCAATCTTCTTGAGGCACGCATTAACGTGCTTGAAAAGTCACTGATGAACAGCTTGTCAACATCCATCTACTCCGATGGTACTGGCTCATCTGGCAAAGAAGTTGGCGGGTTGCAGTTAATTGTAGCAGATGCTGGAACAGGAACAGTTGGCGGGATTAACTCATCAACTTACACTTTCTGGCAAAACCAACAGACCACTGCAACATCAAGTGCTTTCTCAGTCGCAAACGTGCAATCAGATATGAATACTATGTATCTGTCGCTTGTTCGCGGAAGCGATTCGCCAACACTAATAATGGCTGGCACTAATGCCTATACTGCATTTTTGGGCAGCTTGCAGGCTATCCAGCGCATCACATCAGATGATATGGCACGCTCTGGATTCACCTCATTGCAATACTTAAACAGCGATGTGGTGTTTGATTCGGCTTGTAACACTAACCGGATGTATTTCCTGAATACCGATTATCTCAGACTTGAGGTGGCGGCATCTAGGGATTTTGTTCCGGGTGAAGCAAAAATGTCGATCAACCAAGACGCTATGGTAACGCCAATGTTCTGGTCAGGAAATCTGACCTGTTCAAACCGCGCTCTCCAAGGCGTGATCCACACATAGAAAGGGGATTATAATGACTATTGCAGCAGTAATGGGGATTGACCCCACAAGCGTTGCTGACACCCCTGAATTTCAGTTGGGTCAGCTTGGCGCAATCGTCAACGACACAAGCGGAACACGCCTCTACAAGTATCTTCAATACGATACTGGTAGTGCTGGAACCGCAGCAGTCGCTGGTGAGGTTGCCTATTATTACTTATTAGATGGCTATAAACAATTTAAGGTTACTAGCGATCTATCCGATTCAGTTGAAGTCGGTGCGGGTGTAATTCAGGCGATAA